GATGTAGGATGCTTTGATCACAGCTATTTGAAATACAAGAAAAAAGAAGCAGGTGATAACGAGATCAAAAAAGCATTAATGACTCTTTACCCCAATGCCAAATTGTCTGACATAGAAGTACTTGCAAAAATAACTGATCGACGTCAATTGAAGGAGTTGTTGCGTGACCACGGAAACACTGGCAAAGACTGAAAATATCTGTGCTTATTGTCACCGAAAATTTGTCAAAGAAAGTACGTTGGCAGTGCATTTATGCGAACCCAAGCGCCGTATGCAACAGCGCAATGAAACTGGAGTGCAAATAGGTTATCAAGCTTACATGAAGTTCTACGAAATGACTCAAGGTTCTGCACGTAACAAAACATATGAGCATTTTGCACACAGCAGTTACTATCGGGCATTTGTCAAATTTGGAAGATATTGCCAGGACATCAAGGCCATAAACATACTCAGATTCATTGATTGGATTGTAAAGAACAATAAAAAACTAGACCATTGGTGCAGAGATACTGTATACGAAGAGTATCTGCATGACTACCTGCGAACAGAACCAGTGGTTGATGCATTGAGTCGGACTTTGGAACAGGCCATTCGATGGGAAGAAGAAACTGGATATCCAGCATGTGACTATCTCAGACATGCCAACGCTAACAAACTGTGTTATGCTGTGAGATCTGGCAGAATCAGTGCTTGGGTGTTGTACAACTGCTCTGCTGGAGTAGAATTGCTGGGTAGGTTAAATCAAGACCAAGTAGCCACTGTTTGGGTTGCAATTGACACTGAGTATTGGCAACGTAGATTCAAAGACTATGCTGAAGATACTGTATATGCCAAGGAAATGTTGACAAAGGCCGGATGGTGACATGAGCGCAGACATTGATATTGATTTGGCTGATCGACAGAATGTATTAAGTTTAATACAATACATACCTGCACGACAGAATCTAAGCGATTCCAAAGTAAAACTACACAACAGTGGAATTTATGTTACAGATATTCCGCAAGATCCAGTGAATCATTGCTCAGCAATTGAATACAACACAGCAGAGCAACGAGGATATTTCAAAATAGACCTGTTGAATATGAGTGTGTATAAGTTGGTACACAATCCTGCACATTACGAACTCATGCTGAGCATGGAACCAAATTGGCAACGGCTATGGTCGGACAATGAGTGGGCAGAGAAACTGATACACGTAGGTAACTACACTGATTTGCTAAAATCAATGCAACCAGATTCAATTGCTAGAATGGCGGCATTCATCAGCATTATTCGACCTGGCAAAGCCCACTTGCAAAATAAAGATTGGAAAACAGTGTTTGAATCAGTATGGAATGGGGATGACAGCCAAGGGTATACATTCAAACACAGTCACGCAATTGGCTATGCAACGTTAGTGGCCCTACATATGAATTTGTTGGAAGATCTAGAAGTTAAACAGCCTTCTTGACCAGAGTAATTGATTTCTTTTTATTTTTTTTGCGTGACAAATCAGCTAGACTGCATGCAGGACCACATATAATTTCTAAGTCTTTGTTGACAAACGTTCGACGATACGGTTTAAAAGACTCCCACTCTTGACGCAGAAATATGTTGATGGGTATACTTCGATTGCTTTCCCACCACCAAATATTGGCCAACTCTAAAAACAAATGTTTCTGATCTGGATCTGAAATGTTGCCAAAGTCGTAAATAGTAGTTACTATGTCGTCACAGTTTTGAACCACGCCAACATACTCGACCCCAGAGTAGACGCATAGGGTCATAAACGGGTATTTTTCACTTAGTTGTTCGATAATGTTGATGCCCATAAATATTGTTGGAGATTCCTAATGTATGTAACCACTGCCTATTTATATCAACAAACTCAGAAGGTTTTAATGATTGACACCAGTGGCAACTATTTTGATGCGAGGTGGCGCCCAGTGTATGCAAAAAACTTAAAACTAAATCTAGGTGTTGACAATGTTATCTTATTCCAATTTCAGAATCAAGATCAACGTCCAGTCAACATCACAGGTTCAACATTTACTTTTCGGATTATTAGCCAGAATGGCAAAAATTTACTTTATTCCCGAGACTTGACTGTATTAAATGCTGGAACAGGTCGATCCAAAGTCACTATTCCAGCTGAAGATACTAGACATTTTCTTTCGCAACCTGCCAGTTGGAGCATTGAAGTTGCCAGTGGTGATTTGAGTCAAGCAGTATTCACAGATGATTATGCTGGTGCTCGAGGCGATATAGACATTGTTGACAGCGTATTACCGGCATTTGTTGCCAGTGCTGTGTTGACCATACCAGCTCAGGCACCAACGGATTCAGTATATTATTCCAGCGTAGTCGAAACAGATGGCCGGAGTCTTACTACCTTCCAATTGGATTTTGATAACTTTACCGGGAACCTTCAAGTTGAAGGAACTACATCCGGCATGTTCGAAACAACAGAATGGTACACAGTTGACTTTAAAGACTTGGAATCCAACACACAGGTCAGCAGTTTAAGTTTCACAAACTCCACCAATCGTCGTGCCATAAATGTAACAGGCTTTCATCCAAACCTACGCTTGTCGTTGGAAACCGACAGCGGTAACGTAGCGTTGATACAATATAGATAATAATGAATTGTTGCTGTATTGGAATTAAATTTGTCCAATACAGCAATAAACACGCTGATATACACCATAACAATTGATTTCTTTACAAGTTCATGTTACACTTAATGCATGATTGATCTAGTCCAATACTTACCAGGAAAACGCAGGCAGACTGGCTCAGGATGGGTCAGCTTTAATGCGCCTTGTTGTGTGCATAATGGTGAATCGGCTGACCATCGTAAACGAGGCGGTATAAAGTCCAATTCAGAAGGCTGGAGTTATCACTGTTTCAATTGCCAATTTACTGCCAGTTTTATACTGGGGCGGAACCTGACATTTAAAGCTCGCAAACTGTTGTCTTGGTTAAATGTACCGCAAGAAGAAATTGAACGAGTCAATTTAGAAAGCCTTCGCCACCGCAGTATTGAAGGCATGATCGATAGTCGGAAAACATTTGATATAATTGCGGACATTGAGTTCCGGGATGAAGAATTACCGCCTGGCGAGTTGTTAGACAACACCATGCCAGAGTGGCAATATGTTCGTGACCGTTGTGTTCCCGGTGATTATCCTGTGTTGAGATTTGGTTACGGTAACGCAGACAGGGCCGGAGTTGTTGTTCCGTTTACCTACAACAATCGTATTGTGGGCAGCACTGTGAGATTTTTAGATGATCGTAATCCCAGATATATAAATGACTTTCAGTCGGGGTATGTGTTTGGAACCGACCTGCAACACGACAACTGGCAACATGTAATTGTAGTGGAAGGTGTTTTCGATGCATTAAGTATATCAGGGCTTGCGTTGATGCACAACGAAATATCTGATGCACAAGCCAGTCTGATCCGTATCCTGGGGAAAGAAATCACAGTGGTGCCGGATCAGGATTCAGCAGGAATGAAACTGGTGGATCGTGCAATAGAACTGGGCTGGGCAGTCAGTATGCCCGATTGGGCAGATTGTAAAGACGTCAATGACGCTGTAATAAAGCATGGTCGACTGGCAACTTTGCTGGCCATAATGCAAGCCAGAGAAACAAGTCGTATAAAAATAGAATTAAGGAAAAGACAAATTGCAAAAACATTTGGATAATTGGTGCCCGGAAATTTATCGTGGCCTGTACGTCGGTCGGTATAATAACGATCAGATCTCGATTTCCCCTTGTTGCCAATCAGCCCAAAAGACTTTTCTTAATCAAGAGTTTGATTTTAAGAAAAACAGTTATTTAGAGTCGTTGCGTGATCAATTCGACAGTGGGGTAAAACCGGATGCCTGTAGCCGATGCTGGGCAGCCGAGGATGCAGGACTTAAAAGTAGACGACAAAGTGCAATTGAGTTTTATAATATTAAATCCGGTTATTCGGACATCAAGCTAGAGAGCTTGGACTACAGTACAACATGGGCATGTAACTTAGCATGTATTATGTGTGGGCCCAACAACAGTAGTTTTTGGGCAACCGAACTAAATTTGTCAAAACATGATCTAATAAAAATTGGAAAATCTTCTTTAAGTAAAAATGATTTTTTATTATCAGTTGATGCCGGCAATCTTAAAAAACTACATTTTAACGGCGGTGAACCGTTAATTAACTCCGACCATGCAAGTTTTTTAAAAAAAATAATTGATCGTAATAAAAACAAACTATTTGTTAGTTACAACACAAACGGAACAATTTATCCGTCTGACGAAGTAATAGATCTTTGGAAAAATATAAATTTAGTCAAGTTGTTTTTTAGCATTGATGGTACCGGTGATGCATATGAATACATACGTTGGCCAGGAAAATGGAAAGACACTGCCGGCAATATCTTAAAGATGAAGTCCCAATTACCAAGTAATGTCATGTTCGGATTTAATGTCACTGTTGGGTGTTATAATTTACTAGAAATCAAAGAAGTGTGGCAGTGGTTTCAGGAGAATTTGGTATCTAATAGGGAAGGTGATCAGTCTGATTTCAATTGGCAAATAGCGTATAATTACCGTCCTACTCTAGCGAGTTCCGAAGTAATATCAATTGCACAACACTCTATTGAAGGCATTGATATCTTTTCTGGATTGCTGGAAGGTACAGACAACAATGCCAAACAAGATGACAATTGGATCATGCGCCTGTCGGAGATTGACAAACGTCGTGGCACCGACTGGAAAAAATCACTCAAGATTGGTCAATATTATTAACGAGAATAGAATGCTTAAAGATTACAGTGTAGATGTTCAGCGACTTTTTCTAGAAATGATGCTGGAAGATGCTGCTAGTTATGTACGAGTTCAAAATATCTACAATCCAGAAAATTTTGATCGCAGTCTGCGTCCAGCAGCACAATTTATCATGGAACACTGTGATGATCACAAGACCATGCCCGAGCGCAGTCAGATCAAGGCCACTACTGGTGTCAATCTTCAAGCCATACCTGACCTAAATGACGGGCATTTTGATTGGTTCCTGGAAGAGTTCGAAGGCTTTACTCGCAGACAAGAACTGGAAAGAGCAATTTTAAAAAGTGCTGACTTGCTGGAAAAAGGTGAATACGCTCCTGTTGAAAAACTGATCAAGGATGCAGTGCAGATTGGTCTTACAAAAGACCTGGGCACAGACTTTTGGGCCAACCCCAAAGAAACATTCAACAAGTATTTTAACCAAGGCGGACAGGTGTCAACTGGTTGGCCACAGATGGATCGAATCTTGTATGGTGGATTCAGCCGAGGTGAGTTGAATATTTTTGCTGGTGGATCCGGGTCTGGCAAATCATTGGTCATGATGAATCTGGCATTGAACTGGATACAGCAGGGGCTGAGTGGTGTTTACATCACCCTGGAGTTGTCAGAAGAACTGTGTAGCCTGCGTACTGCAGCCATGTTGACTGATTCCAGTACCAAGGACATACGCAAGGACTTGGACAATACTGAACTCAAAATAAAAATGGCTGGGAAAAAGTCAGGATCGTATCAAATCAAGCGATTGCCAGCGCAAAGCAATATCAATGACATGCGCAGCTTTATTAAAGAATATGAAATACAAACCAATTGCAAAGTTGACTTTGTGATAGTGGACTATCTAGACTTGGTCATGCCAGTGTCGGTCAAAGTCAACCCCAACGATCAATTCATCAAAGACAAGTATTCTGCAGAAGAATTACGTAATCTTGCAATTGAACTTAATGTGTTGTTGATAACAGCCAGTCAGTTGAATCGAAGTGCAGTGGAAGAAATTGAGTTTGACCATAGCCATATTGCAGGTGGTATCAGTAAGATCAACACAGCAGACTTTGTGTTTGGCATCTTCACCAGCAGAACCATGCGTGAACGTGGCAAATACCAAATGCAGTGTATGAAGTCACGCAGTAGTCAAGGTGTAGGCAATAAAGTAGATTTAGATTACAATGTTGAAACCATGCGCATATCTGATTCCGGCGGCGACGAAGATGACAGTCGTGGGTTCGGCGGGTCAAAACCCAGCATATTGGATTCAATTAAAACACGCAGTCACGTCAACACAAACAACGAAACTGCCAAAGTCAGTGCAGACGTACAAAGTAGCAAACTGAAACAGTTGTTGGGAGTGATCAAGGCATCATAACAACCTGTGCAATCAGAGGCAGTCACATTAAAATAATAAATAATAAAAAGGTTTCAGCGTCATGCAGAAAAAAACACGCAGTATTTTAGAAGAACTTGATACCATGTATCACGAAAAATACGATGATCGTGATCGTCGATACATTATCGAAGGCCGAGCTGATAATGTTATTGCCAGTGCTATACGACTAGTGGAACAGATTGAACAAAACTACAACCAAGCTGACGCAGAGAATCTAGTGCGCAAGCTTTTAAATGCCATTCGGGACAAGGACCCAGGCAAATTTACCCGAACAGTGAGAAGAACTGATGCAAATTAACGAAGGTGGTAACATATTCAAGGATGGCACAGGCAATCCTGAAACACAACGAATCAATCAAACTGATGTAAAGCCCACTGTGGCCTGGCTAGAGTCAGTTACTGGATTGCCATTACTTGACAACATGTTGGGCAGTACTGGGCTAAAATCCACGTCTGGTGACCTGGATCTGGCAGTTGATGCCAACAAGGTCAGCAAGGACGAACTGTTTAATCAGTTGAGTCAGTATGTCACATCACAAGGGCAAGACCCTAAAAGTTGGGTCAGAAAATCCGGCATCAGCGTACATTTTAAAACGCCCATTGCAGGACGATCTGGTACTGGATTTGTGCAGACTGATTTTATGTTTGTCAAGAAGCCGGATTTCAGCAAGTTTATTTTGCGTCAAGATCAGGACAGCACCTACAAAGGAGCCACTAGAAACATACTGATCAACAGCATGGCCAAAAGCATGGGTTATAAACTAAATCAAAATACCGGTATTGAAGACAGAGCAACTGGTGAATTAATTACTGACAACATAGATCAATTGGCAAAATTGTTGCTGAATCCATCTGCCAATGCTGCAGACCTAGGGTCTGTGGAAAAAATTGTGGCAAAATTAAAAAATGATCCAAAAAAAGAACAAAAACTAGCAGACTTTCGCGACCATATGGCACGCACTGGAACTCCATTTGAAGAAGAAACAGTAGCTGAGTCCGATGCCAGTATAATGGCACGTCTAAGAGACCGTATAGTGAATCAAGGCATGCAAGTCATTGTGGAAGGTGTTCGCATTGAACACCCCGAAGACATGGTGTTCACAGCCGGCAGTCGCGGATTAAAAAGTGCGTTGTCCGGAATCAAATCTTCTGCTGCACAGCCACACACAGCCACAGTCAAATGGGATGGAAAGCCAGCCATTATATTTGGACGTAAACCATCGGGTGAGTTTGTGCTGACAGACAAGTCAGGATTTTTAGCCAAAGGTTATGACGGGCTTGCCACCAGCCCTGAACAGATTGCACAAATTATGCAACAACGAGGTGGTGAGCGAGGCGAATTAATTGCTATCTATCAACGTCTGTTTCCCATGTTACGTTCTTCCCTGTCGCCTGACTTTCGCGGATATGTGCTAGGTGATTTGATGTACGCAACCAAACCAGATGAACAAAACGGACAATGGGCATTTCAGCCCAACACAGTAGCTTATCGTGTGCCAGTTGACAGCGAATTAGGCAAGAGAATAGCACAAAGTAGCGCAGCAGTTGCAGTTCATACGTATTTGTCTGAGCCTGGCGCATCTGCACAGTTGATCACTGCCGACAAATTCAATCCAGTACCGGGATTGTTAATGCTAGACCCCACCATCAAAGAATCCAACGCAATCAAGTTGCCTGCTCGTACAGTTAACGATGTTGAAAAAATAATATCACAGTACAGTACAGGAATTGATCGATTGTTTGATCCTCAAGAGTTACGTGCTCGTAAGATTAGTGATTTCCCTCAACTTATACAAACCTACATCAACAGTCGAGTCAGAAGCGGTAGTTACACCAACCTTATGGGTGGGTTTGGGGAGTGGGTCAAAGGAAAATCACCAACCAAGGCACCTAGAATATTTGAGTGGTCAACCGAAAACAAGATAGCACTGGCAGCAGTATTTCAAGCGTTCCTGGACTTGTCAAGTTTGAAAAACATACTAGTACAACAGTTGGATTCCCAAGGGCATGAAGTGCAAGCCTCGATCAACGATGAACCTGGGCATGAAGGCTATGTTGGCAACGGTATGAAATTTGTAGACCGTATGCGATTTAGTTCTGCTAACTTTGCAAAAAACAATCCCGAATTGTCATAAAGTGGGTGTGAATCTTTTTTGAAATCAGACTAAATAAAAGTAAGGCAAATGCCTAACTACTAAGGAGATTTACAAATGTCACAAATCACACGATTCAATGGTGATGCACAACCAGTATTTGCATTAGACGTTCAAAACGGCAAAGTAGAACCCGGTGCATCTACAGCCGCTACCCCAGTTCAGCCAGCAGGCCCAAAGCTGGACTTTTTTCAAGTAACATGTGCTAACACCAATGCCACATTACAAGGTGTCAACAGCTACGTTGCTAATGTAATTCAGTCAATTCAGTCAACAGCTACTGTTGCAATGTATCAAGTTGACGGTGTACAGATCAGCTTTGCTGTGTACCCAACCGGTGCCTATGCTGACGCTGCTGCATTCTTGGCTACTGCTCAAACAGCCAATGTTGCTGGTGTCAACAGTGCTGCAAGTGCAACTGCTATTGGTTTCAAATTAGCAACTAGCTAATCAAATCTGTCAGTTGTTGTTATTAACAGTAACCTCAGAATTTTTGGGGTTATTTTTTTGTGGTTAAATATTGCAACATGATATTAAGAATACGTTGCACTACCACTATTGATATAACTGCCACAGGTGTCAAGAATCGATTTTACAAATCTCGTATGCCGTTCCGCGACAGCACTGATCAATTAATAGATTCTGACTTGGCATGGCACCAAGCTCGCGCTCAACAAAGTAATTGGGAAACAATCAATCAGATTATTTCTTTAAGAACACTAACAGAGAACATAACAATTCCAACAATTAACCGAGCCAAATGGCAATTCGATTTTGACATAGTTGATTCGGCTGCTGTTGCGTCTGATAACGATCCAGTGGCCTTGCTGAAACAAGATTGTGATGGAGTTCCAGTCATGGTCACCATTGGTAACGGGTCTGTTTCGGTATTTCAGCCTGAGTCTGAGCCCAACATTTGGTTTGATGTTATAACTGAGTTAAGCTAAATATTTCATAATAGGAATTTACAACATGCTTGACTCAACAGATATAGAAAAGAAAAACCTAGAAGCACATGTAGAATTGTGTGCAGAACGCTATCGTTTTCTAGAAGAAAAATTAGAAATAGTGGAGGGTAAGATAAGTGATCTAAATAAGACAGTTGACAACATCAGTGACATGATGGCCCAGATGATGAACAAACGCAATGATCAAATATTGAATTGGGGAATTGGTATAATTGGTACATTATTAGCAGTACTTGGTTTTGTGGTGGTGGAGTTCGTGATAAAATGAAAAATACACAGGCTATAGATCGACTGGCAGAGATAGTCAAAGGCGATTTAGAATCATTGAGTCACAATGCCATGATCAAGGTAGATGGTAATTATGAATTATTTAATTACTATACTGTGGTAAAAAATGCCAACAAAACCTGCACTGTAACAAAATACTTGCGTGACTCACGAAAGTTTTCCAGCATTCAACCTGCAGTAGCCTGGTGTATTGCTGACAAACTGCAAAGGTTTGATACTGCTAGACAGATTTCTGACCTAGACCAACAATGCAACGCCATCAGAAATGATGTTGCAATCACCCAAAAAATGACCAGCAGAATTACCGACTCATCTCGACAAGAGATTGTAATTGCCAAGTTGATACACAAGCAATCCAACTTGAAGGCAATGGAAAATCAATTGACCAAATGTATTAATTTGGCTAAATACTGGCAAATAAAAGGATTCATTCGCGATGAAACTGCAAGACCTAGAAACCCTACGCCCACAAGATAAAGTTGCACATAT